TTATATTTTATATACTGCTCATAATCTTTATTGTAGTTTTTGTTTGACTTCTGTTGAAATTCAAACTCTTGCTTTTTATTTATACTTGAATTAATGTACGTTTCATACCACTCATTATATTTCATATTTGCTGGAATGTAATATGTCTTTCCATCTATGCCTCTGGCTGCTCTTTGTACGTATTTCGACTCATCTGCAAACCATGGAGCTGTTGTAGTTCTACACCAAGGATGAAAAGGTGGAGCTGTAACTCCTTCCTGATAATCTTTCATATCATAGACTTTTCCATCTAATCCTCTGCATATTTCACTTGTATGTATATCTAATGTAGCAACTATTTCATACTTTTTTACATCTAAGTCATTGAAACAGTCTTTTCTGCTTGCGGATCCGAAAAAAGCAGATTCAGTCATTACTAACCTACCTGCTTTATTTTTACTAGTATTAAATTCTTTTGCTATCTTTGATATTAACTTGTCTGGAGAATCTCCTCTAATTAGCATTTGCGTTAAATCTGTGTGTAGTGAATTTATTAATTCTTTTTTGTTCTTCCATATTCTATCCGAAAATGTAAATTCGTCAGGTGTCCATGGTTTTGATATTACTTTTTTGATAATATTAGTATCTAATGCTTGTATTATAAAAGCCGAATTAATCCCTTTTTGTATCTCATATGCTGTGTGATAATAATTATTCTGATATGTGTCTATCAAAAATTCTTTTGTTTCTAGACTTTGATTATATCCTAATTTTTCTACTTCCTGTTGTATCTGCATTTGCAATGCTTCTAATCTCGAAATATGTACTTTTGCACTTGCATTTTCAAGTTCTCTTCTCCAGATTAAATCTAAGCCATTCTCTTCCCCATATTTAATATAGTCATCTATGTTCCATTTTAATTCTTTTAATTCATCTGAATTTAATAACTTCTTAGCTTCTTTTAATGAAACTTGATTATTTACTGCAAATCTTACAAACCAGTTATTTATTTCTTTTTGAATAGATGCAAGTGCTTTGTCATATTCTTCATTTAAAATATCATTAAATTTATCTACGTTTTGTAGCTGTGATAATTCTAGTTGTTCAAATCTTTTACTCCAGTATTCTGAATTACTCATTATTATCACCCTCTTGTGGGTTATTATTATTGTTATTATTTCTTAATTGTTCTATAGCTTTAGCGTATTCGCTTTCATTTTCTTTTTTCTGTTCTTTTTTCTCTTCTTCTATCTTTTGCAGTTCATCCTCTACATTAGTTACATATGGGTGGCGTGCTAATACTGTTTTTCTACTTAAAACTTCTATACTATTATTACAGTTTTCAATTAATTCTTTTTCATTTACTGTCATTGTTTTATTAAATATCCATTCCAGCTCCGTCTCAGAATAATCTCTGTTCTCTTTTATTGATTGCCATTCATCAACAAATCCTTTAAAATGTTGAAAACTACTCTGAAACTCTGTCTCAATATTGCTGCAATCTAAATCTAGATCAGCGTATAATTGTTTTAATGCAACTCCAGATTCTTGTGTGCCAAATTTTTCTGATTGTGTATCTACGCCTGAACCTCCTTCATATATATCTTTTCTTAGTTGTTCTATGAAACTTTTGAATGCCTCTATATTGATTTCTACACCTTTTCTATCATATTCTCCGTCACTATCCAAAAAAACAGTGTTAAATGTTTTTAGATTTTTTTGAAATGTTCCAGCTTCTTCTTGATAATTCTTAACAACATTTACTCCATCAGGTGCTTCATAAATCTCATCTCCTGTTATGCTATTCAACTCATCATAACAATCTATCAGAGATTTTAAAAAATGTATTAAAGGCAATTCCTCTGCGTTGTACTTATAATAGATAAACGGTATTCCTTTTTCCCACAATCTAGCCTTACCATTTACTAGAAAATGTGATAAAATAGATGTTCCCTCTATATCTTTTCCTATAATTAAATCACTTCTTTTTTCTACTTCTTCAACATCTTGTATTAGATTGTTAGTATCATAAATGTAGTATCTCACACCTTCATTATCATAATATTCTACTTTAGTTTTTATTTCCTTGTTATTGTCATCTGTATAGACTTGAATATCATAAAACATTATTATTCCATCTAGTTCTTCATGTTCTTCATCTTTCCATAAAGGAACTATTCTAGTAGCATAACGCAATCTCACTTTAAAATCGCCATTTTCATCTATATATAATTGCCACCAAGTCATTCCTCTTTTTACAGCCTCTATTAATGTATATTTAAGTCTTTTATGCATTTTGGTATTGAAAATCTTTTTCATTACCTTTTTATAATCTTCATCTTCCTTTTGACCTTTTTCAATTATTTGTTTTATAGTAGGCTTTTCTCTTACTAAATATCCTGCCTTTTGATTTATCATTTTATAGATTATTGGATGTTTTAATTGATAATTTTTTGCATGTGGAGAAACTCTTTCAGTTCCATCTTCATCTATGTATGTTCTTTTTTTATCCCTAATATCTCCATCATTTTTGTAATATCTCCCACCTTCGAGCATTTCTTTGTATTGTTGCGATTGCTTAAATTCCTCAATTTGAGTCTTGATAAATTTTGTAAGTGGCATTCCATTTTTCGCACCTTCTTTTAATATAAAATCAATTCTTTCCATTTCAGTTATCATCTTCTCGCTCCCTTCATTTGATTAGCAAAATATACTCCTGATTTTGGTTCGTATAAAGAAAGGGCCAACGCATCTGCCAAATCTGGAGATGTTAGCCCTCTTTTTTTCATTTCTTCTTTTTTCTCTAACTCTATTTTTCCATCAGAATTAATCCTGTATTTTCTATTTGTTATTTGTGTGATTTGTTTGTCGTTGTAATATAATTCAATTTCATTACTTCTTAGTTTTTCTCTTAGTAATCCCCACATTAACCCTGTTGAGTTGCTGAACTCAATTGGTTCTTCATCTCTATTCTTTCCACCTTTTCCTCCAAAATGGCATTCATACAATGTAACTGTTTTCCAATTTTGTTCTCGCTTTATTTCCTTTAATCTGTCGTAAACTCCAACACCTAAACCATCACAATCTATTTTGATGTGAATTGGTATTCCTATATGCTGACTTCTTAATTTGTTCACAAGTTGTACTATAGCACCTGTTACTTGCATAGTGTCATTATGATTGATTTCGATTGGCTTTTGTTGTCTTCTTTTATCAAAAGTGGTGCATATTATTGTTTGATCATCTCCATACCTTGCTACGTCAACACCTATATCAACTCTATTGCTTGGATAGCTTTGTGTTATTGTTCTTTTACTACAATTTTCAACCCAGTCCAGTTGTATAAAACTGTCTGGCATTGCTTTTGGAAATTCTCCTGCAACACGCACTCTATATACATCCGAGTCTATCCCATACATATCAATTATCATTTTAATATAATCTTTAGAGACTCTTTTTGAGTTTTCTCCAGATACTTTAAATGTGTTGTATATACTTCTGTTTTTGTTATGGCTATCAAAAAAGAAACCACTCAATTGAGTAGGGTTTCCACACATGATTAATTTTGCATCTTGTGTTGATAAACTTCCCAAAACAGGCTCAAACACAACATCTTTTACACCTGAAGCTTCATCTATGATATATAGCAAGTGATCAGCATGAAATCCTTGTAATGCATCTGGCTGTGTTGCAGTTCTTGGTACTGCAAACCAATTTTCCGGATTTGACTTCATGTATAGTTTTTCTTGTGTCCACTCTATTTCTGATTTTAATCCTTTATTTAACCACTTTGAAACCTCAGCCCATAAAATGTCATGCAATTGGTGTTTCGTAGGTGCAGTACATGGTATTTTTGGAAATGGTCTAGTACACATAAACCATAAAATAAGCCAGCTTTGTAATGCTGACTTACCTATACCATGACCTGAACGTACAGATGTTAATTGATTCTCTGCTACGCTTGTTAATATCTCTCCTTGTATATCATCTGGTGTTGCTCCTATAATATCTTTTACAAACTCGACTGGTCTATCTTTATAATATAATATTGCTTCTGTAGATAACATTATTTATCACCTACTTTGTTTTCATATGCTTTTTGTATAATTTCAGCAAGAGACTGACTTCCCTCATTACCATTTACATTATTGTTTAGAATATCATTTAGGTCCTTCAAGGCAGATGTAAGTTCTTTTAAACCTTTTCTGTCTATAATGCTTATATATGATTTCTTTTCTTCTTTTTCTTCAATAGTCTCTTTTGATGGCTTATTGCATTTATAATCGTATTGAACTGTCTTGGTTTTTGTCTTATTTGTAACTATATGATTATCTAATTCTTCGTATGCTTGTACTATTTTTTTTAGCAAGTCGTTGGCTACATCTTTTACTTTTACTATTTGTTGAGCTTCCTTCTCAGATTCTTTTTCAATGGCCTTTTCTATTACTTTTGTGCTTTTCAAGTGCTCTTTCTGTGCTTTTTTCTCTTTCCAGCCAACTACCGCTTTTTTTGTACTTCCGCTTGTGGCATTTATTCCCTTATCTTTTAAAAAGGCACTAACACTTTTATAATCACCTAATATATATTCTTTTTCTAACTGCTTCCAATCATACTTAGCCACGCTCCTCACCTACTATTCTTTCCTAAATCCAATTACTTTTGACTTTTCTTTTTCTATGATATATCTATCATTGTTTGTCTTAATTTCTATGTATAATGACCTGTAATC